TACTGATTTTCCCGGCCCCTCTTTTTTGGCGTTATCGGGGCTCGGTTTTGCTCCAAAAAATTTTGATTTTAGGTTCTGCTGCGACTCTGCCGCAGATTGCCAAATTTTCAAAATTCCAGGGAAACGGCTCGGTTATTTTTTTGAGTTCCGAGAACTCTATAAAAAAGATTCTAAGAAAGATTCTAAGAAAGATCCTAAAAAGGATTCTAAGGGGGATTCTAAAAAATTCCGGGAAAAACGGCCTCCAGGGATCCCTTCTAAGGGACTTTAGAGATCTCTTGAATAGTAGGGGTAGGGTCTATTTCGAGGTTTTTTTACTTCCTTATATATATATTGCAGTTGCAAGTACCATAAAAACGTAGTAAATTTTGAGGTAGTTAAATCACTTTCACGCCAGATAGGAATAAGATCAAATGTTAAGAATCTTAAATGAAGAGCAACTGGAAAACAGTTTGGAACTTTACAAACCCTTTACCCTTTTCCAATTGCAGTTAGAGCAACGCCATCGGAAGTCATCGCTATTTCTAGCTGACCATTCTGAAGACCACTGGATATCTATTCTTACTCATCATTTTGAAATGGGAAATGCTGTATACATTCTAAAATGTGAACTGGAACACAACCCCAAAGGTCTTTTCGTTATTGAGGATATTCTGGATGCTTATTATGAAGAGTCAGAGGATTCTTATATGGATTCCTATTTTGAACCCAACGGGTCCAGATTCGAGGTAACCGAGAACGCTATTAATAATGCAAAAGAGAATAGTGAGTTCTCGAAAGAGGCTTTGGAATTTTTGGAAAAAACCGACAAGCAAGAATTAGGTGACAAGTGGATTAGAGAATGGAAGGTTGTCGGGGTCTACACTAAATACCTAGAAAATGAAGAGGTAAGGGAAGTGATTGAAGAGGCTTATAAAGACTCTTACGAATATGATAGATGCAATGGAGTAATTGTTAACGAGAGCAACGGCCATCTACTGATGGCAAAGGAAGTGTAAAATGGCAATACATTATGATGTTGGGGATAAGGTAGAGAGTCATCCGGATTCGTCTGATGTAACTGATATGAAGGCTATTTACATAGGTGAGATAGCTGAAGTGGTAGAAGATAACAATGCGGGCGGTTGCTATATCATCTACGGGAAATTTGTTCCAATATCCACCAATGGAAAGATTGACAAGTTTTGGGAAAATCGAACTCCAGTCCTCGGATCTCGGCAACTTCACGGGGATGACATAATTTTAAAGGGGTCAAAGGAAATACTATGAAGGCAAGCAACCTATTATTCCAGGAATATAAAGAGGGGCTCTTCAAGTGTTACACCTGTGGAAAAGACACCTATACTGCAATAGAACTTTACAAGTCGGGTGGCAAGCCAGTCATTTTTCCAGTCTGTAGGAAGTGCCAGAAACAAGCGACAACATCCAAAAAGCAAGAAATGATTAACGAATATTTGAATGGTTAACTAAAGGGGAAATAATATGAAATTGAGAATTGCTATGTCGTTGATAATAACTCAAGAAGTAGATACAGAAGAAGAAGTCACGGCCGACAATTTATTAAAAAACTTAGATTGTGAAATTACCAAAAAACTGAATTTAATGCAGTGGTTACCAGAAATGGAAAACCGAGCTGATGGTGGCCGAGTTAAGATCAGGGTCAAAACTTTAGAGTCACATTCAAGACATCCTTCTGGGGCAAAAGAATGGTTGAAATGGGGTCCACCTTGTGACATAGAATAAATAATTAAAAAAAATTAGATGTATCCACCTTTGGGGGGGTTGGGCCATATCGGCTCAATCCCCTCTTTTTATATGAAAAGCTGGAAAAACGGCCTCCAGGGATCCCTTCTAAGGGACTTGGGGAATCTTCCGAGGGGTAGGATAAGGGTGTAAATTGACCGAATTTACAATCTGCGGGGAACCTCGTCCCGGACCCCCGACACTATAGGACCAGTTGGGAAGAGGTCTTAAGGCTCTTTCAATCCCCACTTGCTACCGACACACTTCTCGACTAGTTTCCAGAGTGGCCACGCCAAGAGGCTATAATTCTAAGAAGTGATTCTAGGAAGTGATTCTAGGAAGTGATTCTAGGAAGTGATTCTAGGAAGTGATTCTAGGGGGTAAATTATGGAAACTTTTTTCAAGCTAACATACAACGATTGGAGCAACCAAGAAGTTATAGAATGGCTCCCAAGTCTTGAAGAGGTGGAAAAAACTGTGGAGCTGCAGAAAAAAAAATTTGCAGACTTGAGACACAAAGTTGAAATGATTGACTTCCCATTCACATCAATACGAGATTCGTCACAATGGCTAAATTCTGAAGGCGAAATAGTCTTTGGGGATACGGCTAATAAGCTAGCATGGCTAAATCGTCATGCTGTATAAAAGGGGGTAAATGATGCCAGACACTGACGGCCAGGAATATGCCAGGGCCGAGCTGAAAAGAAGGATTGAAGAGAGCCAACTGGGAATCACTCGATTCTCGAAGGAACGCCTGATTAGAGACCCAAGCACTGTTCACCGCTATGTAAATGGAACGATGCCCATTCCGAATATCATTATAGAATGGCTCCAGGGGTCTTGGCGTTACAGGGGCTCGAAATGAAAGTTGCCAGTTTGTTCACAGGAGTCGGGGGTTTTGATCTCGGTTTTGAACAGGCCGGGCATGAAGTTGTCTACCAATGTGAGAATGACCCAAAGGCTCAAGAGATTCTAAGAAAGCATTGGCCCAATATTCATTTAGAAACGGATGTGAAAAATGCAAAAGGAAATATTCTCCAGGAGCTCGGAACACAGATCATCACAGCAGGATTCCCATGCCAGAACATCAGCATTGCTGGCAATCGTGAAGGCTTGCACGGGGACAAAAGTAGATTGTTCTTTGAAATTCTACGAATTATTAAAGAGGCTAAAAATATCCCGTACATTGTTCTCGAAAATGTCCCCAACCTTATTTTCAGTAACAAAAAAAGGGACATGGAAACTGTCATCAAATCGTTGGAGATCTGCGGGTATCAGGTTGAGTACAGGATTCTTGACAGCCAATATTTCCGAAGCACCCCTCAACGTAGAAGGCGAGTCTTTATCGTTGGCAGATATACTACAGGACAGTTCGGAAGTGGATCCCAAATATTATTTGAGTCCGAAGGCTTGCACAGGGATTCTACGCAGGGCGAGGAAACGGGGGAAAGAACTACCACCGACACTGGAAGCATCTCTGACCGAGGTAGCAAAAAATTATTCAGAGGATTAGGCTTCTCATCGTACAAAGAAGACGAGTTATCCGCACCCTTGAGAGCAAGCCAAGCCAAGCAAGCTGACACGGACCTGGTCCTGGCTAGATGCACTGGTTTTGCGAAGTACAAGTTGGAAGATGACATGAAGGCTAGTAGCACAATACGGGCTAGGCACAATGAATCGACTGACCTAGTTGTGCCACGCATCTTCCAACAAAACCAAAATTACGTTCACCAAGATGTCTGCTCAACCTTAAACGCCTCTGGGGCAGGTACTAGTCGGCCTGGGGGCCAGGGAGCTGAATTGGGATTCTATGTTTGCAACCCACCGAGACGATTGACTCCAATCGAAACCGAAAGACTCCAGGGTTTTCCAGACAACTTCACTGAAGGTGTGGCTGACACTCACAGGTACAGATTTATGGGCAATGCAGTAACAGTACCCGTAGCGAAGTGGATTGGCGAGCAAATACAAAGATACGAGGCCACGAATGAATGACACTGGCAAAGAAATGCTCAAAAAAGCTATCCGAGCCTATGGAGCAGCAAGTTTCAAGCTAGGCCAAATAACGGCCAAGAGAGATGACAAGCGACTAATGAAATGGTGGATTGCTAGGGACGAATCCATGAAACGAATTAACAACTACCTCGATAGCGAGGTGGACATCCACGCCAAACCAGGAGAAAATAATGGCGATTAACAAAGTGTACGAAGTCGGTCCAGATCGAATCCGAGTAGAAAAAACATCAGGCAATGAAACGTCTGTAGTGCTATCGGTCAATCCAGACGAACTGTTGATTATGGACAAAGAAGAGTTTGGGGAAGTCGTACAAGCAGTCAATGAATTGATGGGGTGGTCCAATGATAGGCCAGGCGGCCAGGGAGCTGAATATAGAGTTGGTACACTTGCAGAAGCATTATCAAATTTTGACCATGATGAGGACTTAGCTTTTTATGTTACCACAACAGGTGGAGTGAAATACTGTAAAATTTCTTGGATAGGTAGCCCAGGAGATGTCAGCCACTGTGAAATCGGATTAGAGGAGCAAGAGGGTGATTATGAACGTGCATCGGACTTTTTAGAGGGGGATATGGAATAATGAAAAGTCATCCAAGACCCGATTCTGGAGATCGAAAGAAACTAATCCGAGACTTATCACAGCTCTCAAAGATTCTTGACCAGAGAGTAAAGACGCTTGAAGATCAGTTGGAGAAGTGCCAGACCATAGTAGAATCCCTTAAACGTAAACTGAGAGGACACGCCAATGACGATAACTCGTAAGCAACTAAGGAATATCGAGACTAATTCTGCGTATCAAATTAAAGGTCTCAACGCCATTTTTGATATGCTAGACGAAGATAGGAAAGAAGCCGAGAAACAACGCCAACTTAAAAAAAGAGAGGACACCGATGCCAAGCAAGAATTGGGCTAAAGAAATCTGGAACGAGCTCACGCAAATTGATGTTACCGAGTACGCACAACGCAAGGGTAGTTCTGGGGGGTTCAACCCACTCTATATCCCGTGGGCAGTAGTACACCACATTCTACAGAGTAAATACTGCGGACATTACACCCGAACCGATCACGATCTAGAGATTCTGCCGGATGGAACGGGACTGGTAGCCGTCACAGTTGCTATCCGAGATGTTGAGCAAACAGCTAAACTTGCGGTTATGAATCACAAGTTTGCATCTGTCGTTTGTGATTCTCGTAACGTGCAAGATGCTTACCAGAGAGCATTTGTAAAAGCAGCAGGGCTTCACGGGTTAGGTCTACAGCTCTGGATCACGGGCAAAAGCGAGGTGGTGGACCTAACGCCTACCAACCCCCAAGAGTTGTATGAGGAAGCAAGGTCAGAGTTAGAGGCCGTTCTGAAGCAAGCAGAAGGTGACAACACCTCTGAGATTGATGCTGATGTCTTAGCGTCAGCAAAGGCACTCTTAGAAGATTCTAAGAGGCCAACCGAGAGGATGCAAAAAGCGTCTTCATTTATTAAAACTCTCTTATAGGAGACACATTATGGCTGAAGTTACTTTCCCCGAGGGAATTTCTGTAAAAGACCCTCACCAAAAAGCACCGGATTTTGTTCGTGGCCGAATTTCCATGAAAAAATCTGAGCTCATACCTTGGCTTGAAACCCAAGAAGGCGATTGGGTCAACTGCGACATTAAGAGAAGTAAGGGCGGTAAGCTCTATCTGCAAGTCGATGACTGGAAGCCGAACAATTCTAACGCAACACCGAAGGCAGAGGAGCCGAAAGATGGACTCCCCTTCTGAGCATACACTCACCTTAATAGCTCAAGAGATATTCCCAGAGCTAGAGCGTGAAGTGGGGCAAGCAATGGACGAGCTCAGAAGTTCGGAAAACCGACTGAAACGAATCCCCGAAGCATTGCTTCAGAATGGATCAGTTGGAGCCCGAACGAAGGCTATCAGCAAAATAAATGAGGCGTGTGAGGATTTAGTCTTCATGCTGAAGTCATTGCATCAGCAATACCCGAAGCGATGAAAGAATCTCAAATCTCGAAAGAGATAAGGGACTTCTGTAAGGGTATAGGCTTTGCTGTCTATAGCACCGAGCAAGGCTATAGGCGAGAGCGTGGTGGAACCAGGCAGACACCAGGTATTCCGGATCTGCTGATCTTTGGGCGAGGGATATTCTTTTTTGTGGAAGTCAAGACCCCAAAGGGTAAACTGAGGGATTCTCAAGTTGCATTCTCTGAGGAGTGTGCAGCTTGTGATCCCCCGGTCCACTATCTGGTCTGGCGTGATGTCCGAGATGCTTTTGATTGGTTCGTTGAGATGGGTATCATTAAGGCGAGCAACCAATGACGGGATTCATTTTATTGTCTCGTAGCATACAAGACAAAAGCATTTGGAGCGATGACCCGTCACTGCTCAAATTCTGGCTCTATATTCTCCTAAAGGCCAACTACAATGCAGATAAGGTTTACGAACTCGGTAGTGTGAAGATAAGGCACGGGGAAGTCCTCAAGAGCTATCGCAAGATTGCAGACGAAAATGAGTATGTGAGCAATAACAGAGTCGTGCGGTGGTCAACCAGTAGGATTGCCAGGATGTTATCACTACTAGAAAAATCTGGTAGAATTACTTACACGAAGACCGAGCTTGGAACACTTATACACATCAATAACTTCGCTAAATACCAGGCTTTTGACAGTTATAAGGCTAGGCTTGGAACAGCAAAGAAACAGCAACAGCACAATATAAAAGAAGTAAAAGAAGTAAAAGAACTATGGAAAATCTTTTTAGAGGAGTTGGGTGGCACGGGCAAACAACCATCCTTGACAGCTAAAAGGAAGCAAATTCTGGGATTGCTCTTTACGGAGCAACTAGACCCTACTAACTATGAAGAAGAGTTCCGGGGGATTCTAAAAGCAGTGAAGGGATCCGAACACCACATGAAGGAAAGAGCATGGCAGATGCCAGAATCACTGTTTAGAAACGAAGAACGCAGAGAGCGTTGGAGCTTGAAAGGCTCAGAGAAGAAACATCAACCACAGACTCATTCTGTGAGTCGCAACCAATGGAGTGTCGAAGTATGACAGTGGGCAGTCTGTTCAGTGGGATAGGTGGGTTCGATTTAGGATTGGAGAGAGCAGGGCATGAAATATTGTGGCAAGTGGAGTGGGATAGCTATTGCCAGAAGGTGTTGGCCAAGCACTGGCCTGACATTCCATGCCACGGAGACATACACGAGGTTGGAAAACATAACTTAGAAAAGGTGGATATAATATGCGGTGGATTTCCATGTCAACCAGTGAGCGTTGCTGGCAAACGAAAGGGACAAGACGATGACAGATGGCTATGGCCGGAATTCGGACGGATCATATGCGAGTTACGACCCAAATACGTCCTCGTGGAGAACGTACCAGGGTTGCTTGTTCGAGGAATGGGCGATGTTCTCGGAGACCTTTCCGAGTTCGGGTACGATGCGGAATGGGGCATTGTTTCCGCTGCCTCAGTGGGTGCTCCCCATCTCAGAAAAAGGATCTTCATTATTGCCCACGCCAACAGCACAACAAGCAGGGGAAGGGGAGTTCCTGGGGACGTTGGTGACAAAGGACGGAAAGCCAGCAAAAATGGGGGAACGTGCTTACAATCCAAAGACAGGGAAGCATACTCATGTGACTTTGAATCGAGCAGTGAAGATGTGGCCGACACCTCTGTCATCCGATTACAAAAACATGGACTACTCCAACCAAAAGAGTTTATCGAATCAGGTAAAGAAGTGGCCCACGCCCAACGCAAGCGACCGACACCAGGCGAACATGAAGGACGGCCACGATGTGAAAAGGGGGTATCTCAGGGGTGTGGTGTTGGAGTCGGCTCCGAATGGTGGAAAACTGAACCCAACGTGGGTCGAGTGGCTGATGGGGTTCCCAACAGGGTGGACAGACTTAAAGGACTCGGAAACGCCATAGTGCCACAGGTAGTAGAATATATCGGTAGGAGAGTTCAACAAATGGAAATTAAAACCAAGACTCATGGAGTGAGTCGAAACCAATGGAGCGTCGAAGTATGAATAACGAGACATATCACGCCAGACCAGAACTAAGTAACAGCATGATGACCAAGCTGTTGAAAAGCCCTGCACATCTAAAGTATTACTTGGATAATGGGCAGGAGCCAACCCCTGCCATGATTCTAGGAACGCAAGTGCATACAGCATTGCTAGAGCCTGGAGAGTGGACACAATACGCCAGAGGCGTAGAAGGGGACCGAAGGACGAAGGCTGTGAAAGCAGAGCATCAAAAGCTCCTCGAGCAGTATTCTCCAGATCAAATCATCAAGCATGAAACCTATGACCAGATTGAAGCTATGGTGGAAAGTGTACTGCTGAATCCAAGTGCTGCCACGCTACTCAAGTCGGCACAGTCTGATGGCCACGTTGAAGAGTCGGTATTCTACACCGATCCGATCACGAAGGTATCGTGCAAGGCTAGGATTGATGCAGTGCCAGGTGCAAGCTCTATGTACAATGATTGCTTAGTGGACTTTAAAACAACTGGGACTGGTGCAGACTTGGAAACCTTCAGCAAAACAGTGTTCAACTTTGGGTATCACAGACAAGCGGCCCATTATCTAAGCTGTTGGAATAACACCAATCCAGATAACCCTAGAGACAAATTCATCATCATTGCGTGTGAAAAAACCCCACCTTACGCAGTGGCAGTTTACGAATTGGACAACGGCTCGGTAGAGATGGGTGCTTACGAGGTTGCTAGGCTAAAAGAGCTATATGCAGAGTGCATAGCTACTGATACCTGGGAAGCCTATGGAAAAACAATTCAGACACTAGAGCTTCCATCGTGGGCAACACCGAGGATAGGGTGAAGCAAGATATACTCGCCCCTGATTTCCTAAAAAAATACGAGACTAAACAGCAAGAGGAAATTGTCAGTGTTCCAACTGGACTACCGACACTGAATCGTATTTGCAGGGATGACGGGGGCGGTGGGGGCTTTGCCCAAGGGTGGTTTATCACAATGGCTGGCAACCCAGGATTCGGGAAATCCGCACTGGCGTTGAACATGGCTAGTGCAGCACTGAATCATGGAACCAGTGTCGGCTATATCAGCCTAGAGATGTCTGCACAGCAGTTAGCGACTAGGCTCTATGCCCTGCATACAAACTCCAAAATATCTAAATTAGAGCGAGGGTCATTCTCTGAACTGGTTTGGACTGATGCCAAGAGAGCGATAGAGGGCTCGCCCCCACTGTGGGTTCCAGAGAAACTTCTAAGCACTTGGCAGTCAGTCGTGGACTACTGTAAGTCATGCTATGATGACGGCTGTAGGTATTTCATACTTGACTACTTGCAACTCGTAAATACGGGCGATGAGGATGCCATATATCGGGCTACTCAACGCATTGTAACCGAGCTGAGAGCATGGGGTGTGGATAACCAATGCACGATAGTTTGCTTGAGTCAATTCAACAGAACCACATCGGGCAACTACGATTCTACACCTCGAAGCCAAGGGCTTTTTGGAGGAATGATTTTGGAAGCCAGTTCCGATTTATGTCTCTTACTAGATCACAGCAGATATGAAAGGGATATGAATACAGCTCGGACGTTTCTAGTGACGGCTAAGAACCGGCACGGCCCTACTGTAGAGATACCGATTGAATGGGATTACCGAACATTGTCAGTGCGTGAAGCAGACCCAGACGAGGAGTATAGGTGGCCCAAGTAGAGATGCTGTTGCGGATTCTTGACACAATCAATTTAAGGAAAGGTGTGTCGGATACAGTTGCAGGATACCTTGAAAGAAGCATATCCTATACGTTAAAAGGGTTAGAACATTCTAAGGGATTACCGAGCAACGATCCCTTGAGGTTCGATAAGAATGGAATAAGGCTATCGAGAGAGCAGTTAAATAATCGCCTTGATGAGATTATCGCATCATGGCCCATAGACAAAGGAAAATGGAATGTCCCGAAGACCAATTATCAAGGCCGCCTATAAAGTCCTAACTGGACTAGGCGAGCCCATAATTTTTGAGAAGTATTTAGAGGTGCGAAGCGTAGAGCGATTACTCAAAAACATTGAGCCCGACATAGGGCATATTAGCGTGGGCGTATTCTACAAGTGGCTACACAGTGATAGAACGGGCGAGCGATGGCAGAGGTGGCAAGAGAACAAAAAGATCATAGGGTCTAGTCTAGTCGAGGAAGCACTGTCCATAGTGGATGATGCAGACGATGGGTCAGTCCAGGCTGCCCGGCTAAAAGCAGAGCAACGTAGATGGATGTCCGAAAGGTACAACCGAGAGGAGTACGGCAAGCCGGACGCTACAGTGAATGTGGTCAGCATCGGTAATGACTTCCTAAATGCACTCAAGAAGGTGGAATCTGACAGCTCTGACCCAGACGAGATTGTAGTCGATAGTGATGAGTGAGCAGTATAAACAATTTCTGAACGAGCTCTACAATTATGAGGAGTGCGTAGATTCTCTTGCACACCGATTTGTTGTAGTCAAACTTGATGATGACTTTATCAGAAGGCTATCTGGATGGGTTGAGAATGTAGTAGCTCGAAAACGAACTGAAGAACATCATTCTATTGATGGCAACAGAGAGCATAAAAGGTGGACCACCGGCTACCTCGGTGAATGTGCTGTGGAAAAATACTTGGGTGAATCATTTATTGATTGGTCTGTAGGAGATTCCGCAGCTTACCATAAGCCGGATTTGTCTGGACTCGGAATCGAGTGTGGAATCAAAACAGTCGAACACGGGAAGTTTCCTCTAATTTTCAAAAACTCTAAAACGCCCGAGTTCATCGTTATCAGAAAAGACTACAATACATTCTGGTTATGTGGGTGGGGAGAGCCCGACATACTGAACGAATACCAAAATGAGGAGCTGATCTTAGATAAGCGACTCAAGTCGAGAGGCACTAAAACTGCATTTTATGGTTTTGAACATCTAATTGACCCGTTTTTTCTGAAATTGGTTTTGGAGCTAGACCTTGAAAGAATTTGACGCTCTAGGAAGCGTTCTAAGGCACTTGGTGATGGTTCCGAGGGTTAGTGCTAGGGTAGACTAGTAGTCTTCTTCTGGTTGACTCCTAGCCCTCTTTATGACCATCTCGGATAATTGATGCCATAAATAGCTTCCAGGTGGGTATCCAAACTGCTCT